TCTTCGCAAATCGGTTCACATAGTCGAACTCGATGTTCACGGTCCTAGGATCGGAACTTCGCAGCTCGTCTATGTGATGTGTCAGGTAGTAATCAACTTCAAAGGGCCTTCTTAAGGTCCATTGCTGTTTGAAAAACTTACTTTTAAATTTCTCGCAAGTCTTGAGAGTGTCTTCTTTAGAATACTCTCTCAAGACCGAGACTTTGGTTCGAAGCATCTCGAACAGATCGTTATGTACGACCTGTTCGAGTTCTTCGAGTCTTTTCATGAAGAGGTAAAGCGCCTCCACTTCCTTCGAAGTGGTTAGGTGTTTACTCTCAACTAGGCGTTCCAGTACTCCAGGGGGGATCTTTTTTGCATCCTCCCTTCGGACTGTGACCAATTGTTTGATGGGGTCGTCGTCGGGTATTGTGAATACCTCGGCAACTGCCTCACCATCGAAGTGACGTTCCCCAGACTTGACAGCTCTAAGCTCTGTCAGGTTTGTGGGAAGGTCTCCCATAAGCTCCTTAAGTGCGCGAACAGTTATGTTCACGACCTTTTGGGGCATGCTCCATATGGCATTTGCCCAGCTCTCTGTGTTCCAGAAAGCTGGCATCTTGCCAACACTAAATATTTCTCGGGGTAGGTACATGGGCCTTTGCTCATATCTTACACCGAGACATACGTCTTGCATAGCTGAGGCAACGGAGAAGAGGTGTCCCTCTTCTCCTTGCTCAGCATATTGCTGATCCTTGCCAAGGAGGGTTACTTTTCCGGTTATATCGGAAGAGTAATCCCCTCGGTCTTTCTTTGTATCTATAACTAGACGCATCTTTGGATGGTCTAGATATGGAAGATATCTGTTGTCTTTCAGTTTCGACGCTGTTCTTACAGTGTTGAACCGATCGATCGGTATGTGGAAGACCTCTTCGCAATAAGTACCCCAGGTACTTGTCACGAAGGTGTCCAAAGGAGATAGGCGGTAGCCGAGTTGTACAGTCGCACGATTGTACTCCTCGAACCACCTATCACAAATTTCGTCCGTGTCGGCTGCGGCGATGACTACAGTGTCATCGCCGTTTCCGGCATGGACTATCTTGACACCCGGCACTCTACGATGCGCGTACGCTTCGCAGATTGGATGGGCTAAAGAAATGTTGGTCTTGGTCAACGGGTCTCCCATGGGAATCCCGTTGACCATCTGACACACATATTTACCCTTGACGTATAGGTCCTTACAACCGGGCCATATACAGTCAAGAGTATCTCGTAGCTCCTTGCTGAGTCGCATCTTGTCCAATAGACGAGATGTGACAGCATGAGCACTTTTGTGAGGAGGAATGTCTGTGGCCTTTTCCCAGTCCACTGACATGATCCTCTTCTTCTTTTCGAATAGGACGTGCCCATCGACAGGGTCGAG